GGATGCTCGGGGCTGGCCGCGCCGGCCTGTGACCCGATTTTCTCAAAGGTGTTAGCGGCTAACCCTCTGGCTTTCTTTTGCTCTGCATCACGCTGGGCCTTGGCTTCAGACAAACGGCGGGACTGTGCCATTTCCTCGGCCACGGTCAGGCTTCGCCCAATTTCCGCACGCCAGGTTAGCTCTACGCCAGAGCGCCAGCAGCCAAAGCGCCCAGCAGGTACACCATCACTGAAGGCAATGTACCAACCCGGCTTGTCATGTCCACCTTCGCCCTTGGTGCCACTATTAAACCGGTGCAGCTTGCCGTCTAGGTGGATGATGTCTGGTGGCTTCAAGCCTGCGGCCAGTATGGCATCTTTGAGTTGAATGTCAGGCGCATCAACCTGCTTCTGGAGGGGTGGCGACCAAGGGCCACCGAGGATATTTGAGAGGTCTGCCATAAAAATTAGTCTCCACAGAAGCAGGCTATTGCTTCTTCTTTGGGGTCAAAAAGGTTGGTTTGTTCTTTGCTGTATTTCAGCATTGATGCGTAATTGGGACGATCTGAGCGGAATACCGCGCCGCTTGGCTTGGACGCCAACGCCAACGCCTCCATTTTTGCCCACCACACTGCACGTTCTGGCTTTTCGCTGATCAACGAAAGGATTTGCTGCCCTCCTTTGAGGAAACACAAATCGCAGTTGCCGTGCATGGTCACGCCATTGTGGTTTGGCAATCCAAGGTCAAAATGTTGTGAGCGCCAGAATGCGCCAACATCTTCTTTTGTAATGCCAGCCATCACCAAAGGAATACGTGATTTGTCTTCAATCTTGGCGGCTCGACGTTGCTCATCTGCTCTCATGCCAATCATGCTCATGTTCTCGGCTTCCGTCTTAGTGTCGGCCATCCCCAAGGACAACAAGTAACGCCCAATCGGTCTAATTTTTAAGTCAATCGTGCAAAATCTGGTAACTGGATTTGGCAGGTAATTTTTTTTGCGAATCAGCGCCTCAAACGGTTCCCCGTTACGACTGGCGCTATCAAAATCTACGATCTCAAACATGGATTCCGTGTCTCTGAACTCCAGCCAAGTGATGGGCACACCCCAGTTCACAGAGCAGTCCCGCACAAACTCCAACGTCTTTTCATCTTCTTTGCCGGTGTTTGCAAAGCACACCACAGCGTCATCTGGCAGGCTCATGTCGTGAGCCTGTAGCACCCTATAGAGCATGTAAGCACTGGTGCGTCCACCACTGAAGCTGATGCAAGTTGGGCCGTCTATCCTGAATGGGTTTTTCATCTTTTTTAAGTCTTCCGTTAAAAAGTTGTTGACACTGTATCACAGGATTGTGGTATAGTTCAATCACGTTCCGAACTGAGTCCAGACGGGAACGCAACCAAGGAGAGCCAATATGGCGATTGCATTGAAAAGAACGGGCGGCTTGTCTGCTCATGGTGTGAAGTTGCTTGTCTACGGGCAAGCTGGTGCGGGTAAGACTACGCTGATCAAGACACTGCCAAACCCAGTGGTATTGTCAGCCGAGGGTGGGCTATTGTCCATCGCAGACGCTGACTTGCCGTTCATCGAGATCAGCGATATGGAAACCTTGCGCGAGGCTTACAGCTGGGTTCTGGAGTCTGAGTACAAGTCAGTGGCGCTTGACTCCATCAGCGAGATCGCCGAGGTGGTGCTGAATGCTGAGAAGAAGGCCACCAAAGACCCACGCCAAGCGTATGGCGCTATGCAAGAACAGATGGCTGACATCATCCGCGCATTCCGTGATCTGCCCGGGCGCCATGTGCTGATGACTGCCAAGCTGGAGAAAACGCAGGATGAAATGGGCCGGGTACTGTACAGCCCGTCCATGCCTGGTAACAAGACCGGCCAGGCGCTTCCCTACTTCTTTGACGAGGTGCTGGCGCTGCGTGTGGAGAAAGACGGCGAAGGCAATACCCAACGCGCACTGATGTGCGACTCTGACGGCCTCTGGCTTGCCAAGGATCGCAGCGGCAAGCTGTCCAGCTGGGAAGCGCCTGACCTGAGCGAAATTATCAACAAAATTGGAGGTGCAGCATGAACGCATCAGTCGGACTCATCGCCATGTGGACAGGCGAACTTTCAGCCAACGTGGAACACATGAAGACAATGGCAATTCATCAAATGAACGAATGCGAACTGGACGAGTTTTCCAAATATCTGCGTGATGCCAATCACGCTCTTTCATCCCTTTCTAACTACGTTAAACAAACATTGGACGCAGCATGATTACCCTTTACCAACGCTGGCTTGACGCCAAGAAACTTGAGACTGCTGTTGTGGCCGAGCGCCGCCAACTGGAAGACCAAATGGTTGAGCTGTTTGGCATTCCCAAGGATCTGGATGGCACCATCAAACGGGAGGCTGATGGCTTCCAGATCAAGATGGAAGGTCGTATCAATAAAAAGATTGACTCTGACAAGCTGCAGATGCTGGCCGCTGAGGCTGGCCTATCCGAACACCTTTCCAGCCTTTTCCGCTGGAAGCCCGAGATCAATGCAAAGGCATGGAACTCAGCCTCTGACGCTGTGACCAAGCCTCTGCTTGATGCCATCACGTCCACCGCTGGACGCCCAACTTTTACCATCACCAAGGATTAATCATGGCTTTCCTCGACGAAGAATTTAGCGTAGACACGCTGCCCACTGGCAACACCGGCAACTTTGACCCCCTGCCCGAGGGCTGGTACAACGCCAACATCACCGGCGCTGAGATCAAACCCACCAAGGCAGGAGACGGCAAGTACATTGCGGTCAAGTACACCATCACAGGCCCCAGCCACCAAGGCCGGGTGATCTTTGGCAACTTGAACATCAAGAACGCCAGCACCAAAGCCGAGGAAATTGGACGCGCCCAACTTGGCGAAATAATGCGTGCTATTGGCTTGGCGAAGGTCAGCGACACCGACCAACTGATTGGCGGCAGTCTTGGCATCAAGTTGACCGTGCGTACCGGCGACTATGCTGGCAACGAGATCAAGGGCTACAAGGCACTGGGCGGTGGCAGTCCCGCTGCAGTGGCACCTTTCAAGCCCGTAGGCCCATCAGCAGCAGCAGCACCTAACAAGGCTGCGCCACCTTGGCTGAAGAAGTAACCAAAAAAAAGCCCCGCCGTAAAAAGCGGGGCAACCAGGAGAGACAACGTGCAGATTCCAGAGCCAGAGATTACCATAACTTCATTGATTGACAAAGCGCATCAATCGCGTGTCAGCAAGCCCCGTCCCCACCTCGGCTGCTCCATGCTCGGCCACCATTGTGAACGCTGGATGTGGCTTTCATTCCGGTGGGCAGTCATCGAGCAATTTCCCGGCAGGATCTTGCGCCTGTTTAGGCGTGGGCAGAACGAAGAGGCACAGATCATCAGTGACCTGCGGGCCATTGGCATGGTGGTGAATGGCACTCAGCGCCGGGTTGACTTTGGAAGCCATGTAAGCGGCAGCCTTGACGGCATAGGCAAGGGCGTGCCCGGTGCGCCGAAAACTGAGCATGTGCTGGAGTTCAAAACCCACAGCCTCAAGTCATTCAATGATCTTGAGAAAAATGGCGTGGCAAAGAGTAAGCCCCAGCATTTCACCCAGTGCCAAGTGTACATGCACGGCACCGACCTGAAACGCGCCTTGTATGTGGCCGTGTGCAAAGACGATGACCGCATTTACACCGAGCGGCTGGAGTATGACCGCGAACACGCTACCAAGGCCATAGAACGCGGCCAGAGGCTGGCGCTGACTGACCGCCTGCCGCCACCCATCAGCACTGACCCCACATGGTTTGAGTGCAAGATTTGCCCCGGCCATGACTTCTGCCACGGCAGCAAAACCACTAAGCAAGTGAATTGCCGCACCTGCGCCCATGCAACGCCATTGAGCGATTCAACCTGGCACTGCGCCAAGTGGGACGCCATCATCCCCACCGATGCCCAGCACACAGGCTGCGAGGCTCACGTCCTGCATCCTGATCTGGTGCCGTGGAAGCGGCTGGAAGGGCCATCAGACTGGGTGGCAATCTACGAGATTGACGGGCGCGGTGTAGCCAATGGCGAACCCGGCGAAGGTGTGTATGGCAGCAAGGAGATATTGGCTAACGCCGCCGCCTGTGCTAACGCTGACCCGCAGTTGATGGCACTGAGGCAGGAGTGGGGCGGGAGGATTGTGGGATGATGCTCCGTGACTACCAAACCCGCACCATTGACCAGCTTTACGCATGGTTTGAGGCAGGGAACAAGGGTAATCCCTGTCTGGTGCTGCCGACTGGTGCGGGGAAGTCTCACATTATTGCGGCACTGTGTAAGGATGCCCTGCAATCTTGGCCTGAGACGCGCATTTTGATGCTGACTCATCAGCGTGAGTTAATTTCCCAAAACTCCGAAAAAATGCGCCAGCACTGGCCGAATGCACCGATGGGTATTTACTCTGCGGGCCTGCGCCGCAAAGAAATGGGTGAGCCCATCACATTCGCAGGCATCCAGTCTGTCCGCACCAAGGCCAAGCAGATTGGTCACGTTGATCTGGTTATCATTGATGAGGCTCATCTGGTGAGCCACAAGGATGAGGGCGGCTATCGCACTTTGCTGGCCGACCTGACCGCCATCAATCCAAACCTACGCATTGTGGGACTGACCGCCAGCCCCTACCGCCTTGGCCACGGCTACATCACCGACAAGCCCGCCATCTTTGACGCCCTGATCGAGCCGGTATCCATCGAGGAATTGATTTACAAGGGCTACCTGTCCACCCTGCGCAGCAAACTCACCACCACCAAGTTGGAGGTGGACGGTGTGCATAAGCGTGGGGGCGAGTACATCGAGAGCGAATTACAGGCCGCCGTGGACACGCACGACAAAAACGCCCGTGTGGTGGCCGAGATCATCAAGCTAGGCACTGGCCGTAAATCTTGGCTGGTTTTCTGCGCTGGCGTAGACCATGCCCGCCATGTGTGCGAAGCCTTGACCGCCCAAGGCATTGTGGCCGAATGCGTGACCGGGGAGACGCCATCACATGAGCGTGACCGGATACTCGCAGAATTCAAGGCAGGACGCATTAGAGCCCTGACCAATGCAAATGTACTCACCACCGGATTTGACGCGCCTGGGATTGATCTGGTGGCTATGCTGCGCCCAACTATGTCCCCCGGCTTGTACGTCCAGATGGCTGGGCGTGGCTTACGCATAGCTGACGGCAAAACCGACTGCCTAGTTCTGGACTTTGCTGGCGTGGTGGAACAGCACGGCCCAATCACCGCAGTCAAGCCGCCACCCCGAAAAGGTGACAAAGTAGGCGAGGCCCCGGTGAAAGTCTGCGACCACTGCCAAGAGATATGCCACCTTTCGGTAAAAGTCTGCCCGGCCTGTAATGAGCCCTTTCCCGAGCCCGAGCGGCCAGCCCTGAAACTGCATAACCATGACATCATGGGCCTCGAGGGCGTGGACATGGATGTAAGCGCCTGGACATGGCGCAAACACATTAGCCGCGCCAGTGGAAAAGAAATGCTCTCGGTTTCTTACTACGGGGGGCTTTCCGACCCGCCAGTGACCGAATACCTGGCGGTGACGCATGACGGATACGCAGGTGAAAAGTCTCGCCGCCTACTGGCAGACCTGGCACACAAGGCCGGCGTGG